ATCTTGGTATTTCATTTTGTCGTATCTAGGGAATTGCCTATACAGATGTATAATTTTATATATATCAGTTATGCCTTGCCCCATTTAATATCCTTTGCAGTTTGTGAAGCATAATCAAATCCTAAATCAGTTGGGAAATGTAATGCTTGAGAGTTAGTATTAGTTTTTCTTCCTTTAATCTTATCAAAGTCTGCCCAGTGTGAAGCGATAGAAATACTTACTACTGAATTTGTTTCATCTTCTTCAATGCTTAGATTTTCTATTCTTCCATCAAATAATAGAAATGGATAATTAATTAATGCTTGGTTCTCGTCTATAAATCCTCTATAAACCCATGCTCTCTTATCCATATATTCATTATTAAGAAATAAAGAGATTATTGTTTGATCTGCACCACCAAATTTAACTACTAAATTACTTACAGATACTTCTGATGATTCTGATGATTCTGAACTACCTAAAAATAATGATGAAGCAACATAAGTATTTCCATCAAATGTAATGTTCTTATAATGATCTGTGTAATAACTTCCTGTGCTTACTCCTAGATAAACTAGTTCTACTGGATTTAATTTATTAGTTGCTAATTCTGATATTAAAGAAGCATTGAGTGATCTAGGCATTACAATACCTCTATAAGATCAACTTCGTATTGGAAATAGTTTTCTGTGCCTACTCTAAATTCTTGAACATCATTAGTTAAGCCAACAGTAAAATCTACATTACTATAAATTAGAACTGCATTGTCAGCTACGTTTGCTCTTAATGGTGGTTCAAATGTTAATGTTCCTGCACCAGAACCATTTGAATTAACATCTGATACGCACATATAAACTTTGTTCTGTCCAGTAAATCTAAAAAAGTCTCCAGCTTTTAAAACACCAGATGTGCTATTTGCCATACCATCTATTGTGCAAGAAGTAGCACCAGCACTAATAGCACCTGCAACAGATATAACTCCTGAAGCAACTCCATTAGTTGAAGCCATTGTAGCTGGTGTATATTGGAATGATTCTAATTGTGATCTTTGTTTCATTATGAAAGCTAGAATAGGTGCAAACTCAGATCTAGTCATAACAGGAAAAGATAATATTAGTTTAAATCTTTGACCATCAATTTGTCTTGCTTGTCGTCTGCCAGATGCAGTTGTTGAAACAATAGTATTTTGTTGTGAACTTATTGAAACTGATTTTGTTGTAGGTGTTGATGGAAAAGTGCCACTCATTATACTAAACTAGATTTTCCTTTCGCATTTAAAGCTTGGTTCATAATATTTACAATAGTTGATCTATTGTTTAATAGCAATTCTTTTACTCCTCGTACATCTGTAGCAACAATAGTAAAATTATAATTATTACCACCTGTCCCCAAGTCTTGATTTGGTACAATAGTTCCACTTGTAGATGGAATAAACAGTTCTCTACCTCTTTCACCAACTATTGCTGGTTGACCTGCATTTATCGCACCACCTTCTGCAAAAAATGAACCTACAATAGCAGAAATAATTTGACCTTCAATAGAACCACCACCTTGACTTTGACTTGCTCTAGCTTGTGCTTCTTTTTCTTTAGTAATTAATTTCTCAATAGATAATTGATCTAATAATCCACCTACTTGTCTAAATATTTCAAATGATCTTAATTTTTCAAATACTAATTGACTTGCTATTCTAAATAAAATTTCAATTTGTGTTGATAAAATTCTAATTAAAGCATTTTGAATTGCGTTTTTAAATGTTTCTCCTAATGATTTACCTAAAATTATAAATTCAGCTAAACCTCTTGATATATCCTTTAATATTTGATCTAATGTTTGTGCTACAACTTCTGTTGTGTTTTGTAAATTTTTTAATGCTTCATCATTTAATACTTTAAATCTTTCAATTATTTTTTCTAATGTAGTTAATTGTTCAACCTGTTTGCCTTTAGTGCTATCAATAGTTTGTTCAATTTTTCTTTGTGCATCTAATCTTTTTTGAGACTGTTGAAGCAATAGTTTTTCTAAATCAAATTCTTCTTTTAATAATGATGTTTGATTTTCTAAGCTTCCTTCTGCTTCTTTAGAAATGTCATTACCTAATCTTCTTAAATCATTTAATCTTCTTAAAAAGTCTCCTATAATAATAGCTATAATTTTTCCTCTAGTTCCTAATAGCAAAAACCCTAATATTCCAATCTCTCCAACAACTGGTGGGAATTGTTTTCTTAAATCATCTAATGCTTTAATTGAATCTACAATTAAAACAAATGGTTCTTTTATTAATGAAACAAGTCTTGATGAAAAACTAGCAAATGTTTTGATACCTTCAATCAATCCTAATGTAAAATCTTTAACTATTTTAGCTAATAACTCAGGGTTGTTCCTAATAAAGTTTGTAAATACATTTGTTAAGTCAGCAAAAAAATCTAACAGTCCAGCTTGTGCAATAGATTCTTGTATATTTTTAAAAGAATTTCTAAATCTGTTTGTAGCACCAGCAAATGTATTGGCAAAAGATTCTGATGCACTTTCAAACTCTCCATTCTTACCAAATTTCTTTAAGAATAATCTTACTATTTCTTCAGATGAAACTTTAATACCATTTTGCAATCCTAAAAATTGTTCTAAATTTCTTCTTTTTAATTCTCTAGCACCATCTATCCCTGTTCTTGATAAAGATGAAAATTCTCTTGAAACTGTTTCAATATCAATACCCAAAGCAATAGAAGCATTTTGTATAGCAGTTAAATTGGAAATTAAATCATTACTATTTTTAGAAAATGCAATAACTGTTTCTGATGCACGTTCTATTGAATCAGATTCTAATGGACTAGAAGCTATAAATTTTTGTAATGCTTCAAAAGATTTTTTGCCTTCATTGACAGAAGGAGATAATAATAAAAATTGATTTCTTAATTTTTCAGCTTGTGAACCTACATTTAGTATTCCTTTAATACCAGCACCAATTCCAATACCTACTAAAGCACCTTTTAAACTAAATATTGAATTTTTTACATCAGTAAATGCTCTTGTGGCATTATCTATAACATTAAGTTTTATGTTTAGTTGCTGATCTGCCATTATAAAGTTTCTCTTTTTCTGCCTTCACTTTAAAGTAAGCTATCCAATAATAAAATTCGTCTTGTGTCATAAGACAAATTTCTTCCATACTTTTGTTTAATTCCTGACCAAGAGCAAGTATAGAATATAACTCCGTATCAGATCTTACTTTTTTTCAGCTTCCTCGTAAGAAACACCATTCAACATTTCTGTTGCTACTCTAGCTATAACATTTGCATCAGCATTATTCAATAATGTTAGCTTGTCATCTAGCTTAAATAATTTGTTTCCTTCTGAGTCTTTTGCTTTTAAAACGATTGCATCTACTAATACTCCTAGATCATCATTCTTAGCACCTTTAAATAGGTTTCTTTTCTCTCCTAATGTAAATGGTGAGCAGTATATTATTAAAGGTTTGCCTTCCTCGCCCCACTCAGCTACCTCAATCTTTTTAATGCCTAAAGATTCAAATTGTGCCTTCACTCTATCTATTACGTTCATATCTTCCTTTTCTAATTAATAATTAATTATGCAGTTCCAAGTGTTAATAAACCTGTACCTGTAAATGTTACTTCAGCTTCTACCATTCCATCAAAAGATGCAGATATATTGCTACCTGTAATGATTGCATCACCATAGTAATATTTATCACCAGTTGAAGCACCTTCAGGGTAAACTTTAATTGCTACAGATGTTCCTAAAACTAAAAGTAATTGACCAGCATCAGCTTCATCAAAAAATAATGACGCAGAACCAGACCAACCTTTTAAAGCACTTTTATAAGTTCTTGAAGTATCTCCCATTGAAGTATCTTCAATAGTGTCAGCAGTTTGTTCTAAAGTATAACTTCTAAGTTCGCCTACTACTGTAGTTGATACTTTGATAGTTCCTTCTGAACCAGTATGAGTTGCCATGTTGTTTTCCTTGTTTAGTTAATGTTAAGGTGTGCCAGAAGTGTATTGGTACATTACTCGCACTACCATTCTGATACCACCTATTGGAAACAAA